CAAAAATATCAAAATTAATAAAAACAGTTAGTTCAAAACTTGATACCAAAATGAAAGATGGGTCTATTTCCAAAGATGAAATTATGAAAGAAGCGGGTGATATGATGAGTCAAATGAAACAAATGGGTGGTATGGACAATATGAAAGAAATGTTTGAAACTATGTCAAAGAGTATGGGATTAGGTAAAGGTGCAAAATTTGATAAAAATAAGATGAATCAAATGTTAAAACGCGAAGAAAATAAGAATAAAATGAAACAACGGGCAGACCAACGTAAAGAGAAAATACAAAAAGAAAAGGCAGACGAATTTAAGAAAGCAATGGACCGACGTAGAGAACAAGTCGCAATACAAAAACAATACTTATCTACTACCGACGACCCTAATCATTTGGTATTTAAGTTAGACGGAGAAGAAAATCCAGATAAATCATTTATTCATCCAGACATAGCAAAACTGTTAGAAGAGGAAGATGCTGAAAAAGCTGGCATAGAAGAAGCAAAAAAAAATAAGAAAAAGAAGAAAAAGAAGAAGACATAATGTATACATCTTTTCTCTCGTAATACTATATAATAATAATGAGCGTATTTAGTTTTATTGATGCCCGCTTTTTTGTATTAAGTTTAATCATTGGATTATTTGCAGTATATATATCTATGCCTGATTTAAGAACAATTTATGTTTATCCTACTCCCGAAAATGTTAGTTTATTACAATATAAGGATAAAACAGGCACTTGTTTTTCGTTTTCACAGGAAGAAGTAACTTGTCCTACTGACCCAAATGATATATCAAAAGTACCAGTACAACAATAATGTTATTAACCTATTTCATAGTATATATTTTCCACATGTATACTATATACTATGAACTTTAAACGACTACTGTATACAGATTTAGGTCGCATATTTATTTCTATTATTTTAGGATTAGGCTTAGCTACACTCTTTCGTAAGATTTGTACAGATAAAAGCTGTATACGTTTTAATGGTCCTATTATTAGCGATTTAGAAGATAAAATATACAAACATGGTGAAAAATGTTACAAATATAGTACTCGTACTGATAAATGTGATACTACAAAACGACAAATTGATTTAATGGATAAAGATGCTGAAGAAAAATAAAACTATTATTTCTTTAGCAATTATTAATTCTATTCGTTAAACTATACAATATTTGGTATATTTATTATTGTATAGTTTTATGGAAAATATAACTCGCATTGCTGATTTACCTACCGATGCAGGTGCAAGACAAGCAACTACTGCTTATGCCAGTAATATACCACCCACTACCATAAGTATATCCAATTCAAAGCAAAGTAAAATGGATGGCGAAACCCCAACAAATTATACACCTATTAATGTACACCCAAATCCATATGGTGTATCAGGAAATAACCCAATTATGGATGCTCCATCTCAACCGCAAGATACGCAACAACAATTCTCTATGCAACAGCCTGGACATCAACCTCAACAACATCAATCTATGGAAGCATTGCAGAATATGGAACATCAACGCTTACCGTCACGTGATATACCTACAAATACTATTCAATACTCAAATGACGAAGGTGTTCAACCTAATTATATACCAAAGCATGATGTTGAACGTGATTATGTCAAAGACCATTATGATACTACTGAAAAAAATTTAAAAGAATATGAACAAAAACAACGACAATATAATCATTGGGATTCTATATTCAATGATATCCAGGTGCCTATATTCATAGCCATTTTGTTTTTCTTTTTCCAACTTCCTATTGTAAATACTATGATATTTAAAAAATTTGCATTCTTATCGTTACATCATGATGATGGTAACTTTAATATGATGGGACTCATATTTAAAAGTTGTCTGTTTGGATCATTATATTATTCTGTATACAAAACTACAACATTTATTAGTGAATTATAACATTAGGATTAATAATATAATACTTTAACCTATAAGTATTACATTACATTGCTTGTTTCTTTATTAATGCAAGTATAGGATGTTCTTTTTGTGGTGTTTCTTTTTTTATATTTTTACGAGTTTTACTTTTTACAGTTTTATCTACACTTTTCTCTTTCTTTTTGTTAGATTTATCATTCGGTGCATATCTTAAAAACCACATTTGATATTCTTTTGTAGTTCTGTCATTACTCAATTCTTTAAACATCTCTGTTTTCTTTGAACGCATATCTTCCAATGTTTCTTGTTTACCATAACAATCTATACTATAGCGCTTTAATATACCGCGTTGGTCCAGATGATTATGTTGTTCCATTTGAAATAAAAACATAGCAATACACATTAATCTATCTTTATTGTAATGTGGCATATTTGCATATAAAAAACTTAAATAAAACGCTAAGATAGTATCTATTGTTGCAATTTTAATCTGCTTCCCATCAATCGTAACCTCATTGTAACTATGACAAGCAATTGGTTCATATATGTATGCCATACTATATTTACCAACAACTATTTCTATATGTCGGGGAATAATTTCACCAATTGGCTTATGTTTTATTATTTTCACAGATTTAAAATTTTCTTTTTGGAGACGCTCTTTCGCAATTAATGCACATTTATCTGGATCATCCGAAATAATATCAAAATCGGGGATTGAGTCCACTAAGTTCTTTTTGGATTCTGGCATATGATTTGCATATAAATGAGTTGAATACCCGCCAAAAAATACGGAACTATTATCTATAAAAATATCTCGCATTAATAAATGTAGTCGTTCTTCGTTTTCCAACGATATATCCATTTTCTTTGTGAAATCAACCGCAAAACAATTTTTCTCTAATTTCATTGGAAAATATTTATTCAATATACTTAATCTTTTTGACACTTTTTCCCAACGAGATACATCACCTGCAGGTCTTGACAATTCTAAATACATCGCCATTCGTAAATAATCAGGAGGCGCATATTTTATACCCGCTATTTGTATAGCATCTTTTGTTATAGAGTTATAAATCTCACTATGTAAAAACGTAATGTCTGCTATGGGAATAAAATTAACAAACACTTTAAATGTACCATAATGAACACCTGACTTCGCTTCTACTTCCGTATATCCCGCCTTATAATATATATCTGCAAGTTCTTTGGCATCTTCTAAAGCATTCGCCGAAAAAAAATCATAATCAGGTATTTCTATATCTCTTTTATAAAATTGTGCATATGTTGGTAAAATATTGTTAATGGCAGTTCCACCATAACATATCAACTTCTTTTTGATAATAAAATCCTCCACAATTGTTAACATTTTTTGAATATCCTTGCTGTTAACCTTTTTACGCCCTTGTAATTTCTCAGTTTCATCAACAGCATGGCGCAATATTGTTAATTCACAGTCTTCAAATGTCATATCATCTTCACATAATTTTGTATTAAATTTTCTTTTCGGCTTATTAGAAGTTTTCTTTTTGGTTTGTCCACCCATATTATTTATAATATAATATAATTAGAAATAATATTACTAAACATTATTAATGCAATTGTTTTCATTTACTTAGTAAAATATTTTAATGCACTTGCAAGTGGAACTATACCACTATTCATATCATTAAAAAACTCCTCATATTTAATAAAATTTTCATCTACTATTTGAAATTGACATAATAAATTTTGACATCCATGGTTTACTATAAATTCTTTATATGCCGGGTTTGACTTATTTATTACTATATCAGGTTGTACCATTTTCATATTTTTTGATGTTGTATGTATATTATCATCTTTTAGTAATATTGGTTTTCTTGCATGACCTAATAAATCTGTATAATGATACAAATTCAAGTATTCACTACCACTTTCAAGATTCATATACTTTGTTAAATCATAACAATTTTTTACCCCGTCTTTACATGATGTATTATCTGTGTAATCATAGTTTACTGTTTTATCTACTATTATTACTACTTTACCCATCACATCTTTTAATTTTGTCTCCTTAGTAATTTTATCATCATAAATAACTGATTTTAATGTTGCATCTATTGAAGTTGCTACTGCATGATATATATTTGAATCATTGGGTTTTATTCGTAAATTAATAAATAAGGGGTCTTTATTATTTGGAGAACCTTGAGAAAATGCATTGGTCGCCACAGTAGTCAATATTTTATCTAACAGTACGCTATTTTGAGTGTCTAATACAATGTATGATTTATCACTTGATACTGCAACCATTGGTTTGAAAATATTATTTTCTTTTATATGAAAGACTTCAAAGTCCAAAAAACGACAGCCTCTTTTTAATACCTCCTTTACCATATTTGTACTAATATATTTACCACTACAAGCTGAGTTATAAGATGCTTTTATACAATATTCGTGTAATGGCATTTTCGCATATTTATTAGATATACTTTGAATATTATTGAAACGATTGTATTTAGCTACTACCCCCTTTACTTCGTTTTCTGCGGGTTCAAATCCTTCTATTGTTTTTGAAAACCCTTCTGTCGTGTTTATATCTAAATTATTCAATACTATACGCCTTTTATATTTCAATTTGTATACCAAATAAATTATTAATATTATTGAAATTATTAATAGTGACAAATGGAAATTATTAATCATCTTTATATTTTATGTATATATAAACAAATATAATAAAAATATAGTATATAACTTATTCAATGGCAGGTGGATTACTAAATATAGTTGCGGTCGGTGCAAATAATATTTTTTTAACAGGCGACCCTTGTAAAACATTTTTCAAAGCTACCTATGCAAAGTACAGTAACTTTGGTCTACAAAAATTTAGAATTGATTATGATGGACAACGAGATTTACGAAAGGCAGAACAGTCTACATTTACGTTTAAAATTCCACGTTATGCTGATTTATTGATGGACACCTATATTGTTGTTGCATTACCTGATATATGGAGTCCAATTTATCCTCCTACGCAAGATACTGGTTATAAATGGGCTCCGTATGAATTTAAATGGATTAAAAATATTGGAACTCACATGATTAAAGAAGTTACTATTACTTGTGGGTCTTTAACGTTACAACGATATACTGGTGAATATATGGCAGCAATGGTTGACCGTGATTTTTCTGCTGAAAAAAAGGAATTATTTAACAATATGACTGGTAATATTACTGAATTAAATGACCCTGCATATGCTCATGGACGCAGTAATACATATCCATCCGCATCATTCACACCTGACCTTAATGGAGCTGAACCATCCATACGAGGACGTGACCTTTATATACCTATTAATACTTGGTTTACATTAAACAGTACATGTGCTTTTCCATTAGTTGCACTACAATACAATGAATTAGTTGTCTCAGTTACTATGAGACCCATTCAAGAACTATTTCAAGTACGAGATGTTTTTGATGTTGAGTATAATTATCCTTATGTACAACCCGATTTCAATCAAAATCGGTTTCAACCATACCGATTCTTACAAACACCTCCTACCGGATTTATTGATGCAACTGATTATGATAATCAAGTATCAACTTGGAACGCTGATATTCATTTATTATCCACATATTGCTTTTTATCTAAAGAAGAAACACAAGTTTTTGCTAAAGATGACCATGTGTATCTTGTGAAGGATGTGTTTGAACACAAATATGAAAATGTTACTGGCTCTAAACGTATTAAAGTCAATTCAAATGGTATGGTTTCCAGTTGGATGTGGTTTTTACAACGCAATGACGTAAATTTACGTAATGAATGGAGCAATTATACCAACTGGCCATATGATAAATTACCGTCTAATATTACATTAGCACCGAATGAACCGTTACTTGGTACGGAATATGATTTATCGTATGGTATTGGTATTCATCCAGGAGTTAATAATATTACAAATAGTGGTATCGCAATTACGGGTGTTTATCATAATGAAAACCGTAAAGATATTTTAGAAACTATGGGTATTTTATTAGATGGAGCTTATAGAGAAAATACATTAACCCGAGGTGTTTATGACTTTGTTGAAAAATATACACGCACTGGAGGAGCAGCGAAAGAAGGGTTATATTGTTATAATTTCTGTTTAAATACAAGTCCACATGAATATCAACCTACTGGTGCAATCAACCTAAGTAAATTCAAAACAATTGAACTAGAAATTAATACATATTCTCCCTCTATTGATTATGTAAATTCCAGTTACGATATTATATGTGATGCTGAATTTGGGGAACCCATCGGGGTTCGTAAATCTAATTGGCGATTATTTGAATACAATTATAATTTGACATTATACGAAGAACGTTATAATATTTTATCTTTTATTGGTGGAAATTGTGGCATGTTATATTCAAGATAATACTGCACTTTTCGTTATATAGCAACTGTTTTATTTTTGATTTTTAAAGCATATATTTCATATTTGAGTAAAAAATAACAGAATATATATAATTGTTATTATATATACGACAACACCTTATGGGAAATAATATTGATAACATAGATATTATAGAAAATCAAAACAATATGAAAAATGTAGATAAAAAACCTGATTTAAATAGGTCTTTTAGCAATAACAATAATGCAGATATTCGTGATTTTCAAAGTGAACATATGATTCATAAGTTAAAAAAAATAAAAAAAAAGAAAATGAAGAATAATTA